AAACACTGCAAACGCCACGTTTGACCTGACAGGCTGGCAGGTTGAAGTTGGCACTTCGGCCACGCCATTTGAGCATGAGGACTACGAAACTACGTTATCCAAGTGTCGTAGATACACTTACATTGCGCCTCAGCATATTGGTTATACGGGAAGTTTTGCAACCGTTTCGCCAAGCGGTGCAATACAGTTCCCAACAAATATGAGAGGTTCGCCAACTTGCACTGGAACATTTACTCCGCAAAGCGGAAGTGCAGGAACATTTGCCGTAGCAAGCGTAAACTATAGTTACGTTTTTGTTTATAATAGTGCAGGGAACTGGACCAATGCTATTGGTATTGTGATTAATGATTTCAAAGCGGATGCGGAGTTGTAAAGATGAATATTAACAACGCAAGATATTTTCAAGGAATTAATATCAATAATGATGACGGTTCTGTGTCCCCTGATGGAGTAAATCAGGGAGTTGTAGCGAGTATTGATGGCGTGACTATGCACGTTCCGCTAGACCTAGCCAACACACACTACGCAGAAATCCTGCGCCAAGTAGACGCTGGCACTCTGACCATTGCGGACGCTGACTAATGTTTGGTGAGTTGGCACTATCAGAAAGGGCTATCGCGGACCAAGGTATTCTAGCCTTTGGTTCTGCAACTGCTGATGCCAACTTCACTGTAGACGGCGCATCTATGTTTGTAGCAAACGGCTCCGCAGATATGGAAGCAATTGGTGTTAAAGCTACAATTGGCGTAGGTGTTCTTGCAGGTATCTTTGAGGCTTCTGCTTTGTTTCTGCAAAGCACAGAGCTTACCCGCTTTGGAACAGTTATCGCGGAGATGGATTTTAGCACTGTGCAAACAACGAATGGCACGTTTGTAGCTTCAGCAATATCCGAACAAGACGCTGCCTTTATACAAAGCACAAACTCCGTTATGACCCTAAGTGCAGCCTCTGAGCAGAGTGCTAACTTTGAGCAGACATCCGGGGGAAGTGTGTTATACTCCGCCTCGCAAGAAATGACGGCGGAGTTCATACAGTCGGTCGCGCCTACATTTATAATAAACTCTCGTCCTTTGGATATTGAGTCTGTTTTTATACAGTCTTCTCTTGGAACCAAAGTTATCCTCATGGACGAACTGCAAATTAATGCAGTGTTTGTTGTGTCAGCCCAAGGTAGGTTTTTTTGGGAGCGTATAGATGCAGACACCCCGTCAGAAAACTGGGTGCAAGTTGTCCCAAGTGGTGGGACATGGACAGAAATTAACGCGGGTGGTACAATAGAAACGTGGACAAATAAGGTGGTTTAAATGCCCAGTACATATACTTCAAACACTGGTATTCAAAAACCCGGTTCCGGCGAACAGGCAGGAACTTGGGGCACAACGACTAATACCAACTTCGATATAATTGATCAGGCACTTCACGGTCAGGCGCAGATAACTATTTCAGGTAGTCAAGATCTGACTACCAACGATGGATCTACTAGCGACGGCGCAAACACCGTTCTTGTTCTTAGCGGATCTCCGGGTTCTACCTTTGAGCTAAGAGTTACTCCAACAGATCAGGAAAAATTTTATACTATCAGAAACGACACAAACGCTGCCTGTCGTATTATATACAAAGGTGTAACCTACTCCGCATCCAACGGCGTAGAAATCGCAGCAGGTGCATCAGCCGCTGTGACAGGTGACGGTGGTGGCGGTTCCGGTGTTTTCAAAAGCCTGACACCAACTACCGATCTGGTTAACGACACGAGTCCCGAGCTTGGCGGCAACCTTGATGTTGTTACGCACAGCATTGTAACCACAGCAAGTAATAGAGATATTGCGATTACCCCGCATGGTACAGGCTCTGTTATACTTGACGGCTTGTCTTATCCACAGGCGGACGGAACCGCAGGACAGCTATTAAAGACAGATGGCTCCGGGCAGCTTTCGTTTGTTAGTGCAGGTTCTAGCTTTGGAAACACATTAAGTCTGACTGGTGGTAGCGGTTGGACAATTTCTGTTGATGGAAACAACAATCTAGTATTTTCCTACGGTGGCTCGGCAGTGGCTAAAATAGCTTCCAACGGCGCAATAACTTCTGTTGACGATGTAACCGCATATGGATCGATCTAATGACGCTGCCATCTTCTGGAACACTGTCACTTTCTGATCTTCAGACAGAGTTTACTGGCTCACACCCTATTTCTATGAGCGAGTACTACAAGAGTGGTGGTAACGGATACGTTCCGTCCACTGTTCCAGAAACAGTAACCGCATCTAGTCTTGGCGGTAGCAACTCCACTAACTATAGATATCCCGGTATTGGCGGCTATGACCCGCAGATAAATACTTTTAGCCGTCTGTACACTCAGGCTTTGTGGGGTGATAACGGCAGTACCATAACTATGGACAGGAACTTTACTGTCAACAAGACCGGGACTTATCAGTACTACGCTGCTTATTATATACAAGGCGTTGCTTCAGCCACTGTTAGTATGTATGCAAACGGCAGCTTGGTTAGAACACACACTTTATCTCCAGCGTATAATCAGACCGCCTCGGCGGTTGACACACTTTCTCTAAGTTCTGGGCAGGTAATACGAATGGTTGGAAGCGGCGCATCTTCTGGCTGGGCTTGTATTTATCTTTATGTTGGTGGCAGTAGCTACAACAACGCGGCTGTTGACACAACCGTTAACTCAGGCATTCCTGTGTCTGGTAATGCGTTGGCTATATCTGATTTTTATGGCGGGAGAAAAACATAATGCCGCTAACAAAACTACAATTCAGACCCGGGCTTGTACAGGATCTTACAGCGTACTCCAACGAAGGTGGGTGGAGAGACGGTGACAAAGTACGCTTTCGTCTAGGCTACCCCGAAAAAATAGGTGGCTGGGCAAAGTACGCTAGTTCAACTTTTCTAGGTACTTGCCGTGCTTTACATAACTGGATTGCTCTTGACGGATCTAACTATCTTGGGTTGGGTACGAACTTAAAATATTATTTAGAAGAAGGCGGCACATTCAACGATATAACTCCTCTTCGCACTGGATCCCCTACAAGTGCAGGTGTTATTACCTTTGCCGCAACAACATCAGCACCGTTTTCTAGCACAATCACCGTAACTCACGTTAACCACGGTGCGGTAACCGGGGACTTTGTTACTTTTTCCAGCGCCGCAAGTCTTGGCGGAAACATAACTGCCACCGTACTAAATCAAGAATATAGTATTGATCAGGTTCTTTCCGGTAGTACCTATGAAATTACAGCCAAAGATCTTCTTGGGGCTACAGTAACATCCAACGGCTCTGACACAAGTAATGGCGGTAGCAGCACGGTAGGTAACTATCAGATCAACGTAGGTCTTAATACCACAGTGGGTGGCACAGGTTGGGGCGCAGGTTTGTATGGTGGTAGAACTTCAGCACCACTACAGACAACGGTCAACGAGGGCGGCACTCTTTCAAATAGTGACACCACAATTACCGTAACCAGCACCACAGGCATCGTGGCTACTGACATTGTGATGATTGACAATGAGTTAATTCTTGTTGGTGGTATCTCGGGCAACGATCTAACGGGCTGTACCCGTGGGCATTCAGGCACAACTGCGGCTAGTCATGTGGATGGAAGTCTAGTCATCCTAGCTAAAGGTAACGCTGATCCAGCCGATGACTTCTCCGGTTGGGGTGTTGCAGCTTCCGGTGGTCTGACAACTACAACACAGATACGTCTGTGGTCACACGATAATTTCGGAGAAGATCTCCTTATAAATCCTCGTGACTCCGGTGTTTTTTACTGGGACAAATCTACTGGTACGGGAGCCAGAGCAGTAGAACTATCTACCCGGTCAGGCACAAAGAGAAGCGTACCCACCATTTGTAAGCAGATCATGGTATCGGACAGAGACCGTCACGTTCTTGCCTTTGGTTGTGATGGTCTTGGTGGTGCGAGTGACGCACAAGGGGACGGGGTCCAAGATCCGTTGTTGATACGTTTCTCCAGTCAGGAAAACCCAATTGACTGGTATCCTGTAACAACCAACACCGCCGGAGATTTGCGACTTGGTTCTGGTTCTACCTTTGTAAAAGCCATTGAAACAAAGCGTGAAATCCTGATATGGACTGATACTGCACTAACCTCCATGAGGTTTATCGGGCCTCCCTTTACCTTTGGTCTACAGCAGCTTGCATCCAACATAACTATCGCCGGACCAAACGCCGCTGTTGCCACGGAAGATTTTGTGTTCTGGATGGGTGACGATAACTTTTACGTCTATGCTGGTCAGACAGCCCAGCTACCATGCACTGTCAAGGACAAAGTATTCAATGATATCAATCTGGAACAGAGTGACAAGATATACGGTGGGGTAAACTCTGAGTTCAGTGAGGTCTTCTGGTTTTACCCGGCATCTGGATCAACAGAGAATGACCGCTATGTGGTGTACAACTACCTAGAAAAGCTGTGGTACTTCGGTACGTTAGCAAGAAGTGCGTGGTTGGATCGCGGAACTCGGCCCTTTCCTTTGGCTACAGAGGGCGGATATGTATACAACCAAGAGTTTGGGCATGATGACGATGGCAGCGCAATGACATCATTTATAGAGTCAGCCGTAATGGACATAGGAGATGGGGACCACTTTACTTATGTCAGAAGGGTTATACCGGATCTAAGTTTCTCTGGTTCTACTGCTATATCCACCCCGCAAGCCACGTTCACAATTAAGTCAAGAGACTTTCCCGGTGAGGATTTTGGTAATACAGCGGCATCGACGACAACAAGAACACAAACTAGTCCTGTTGAAGAGTACACAAAACAGTTGTACGTCCGTGCCCGAGGTCGATCTTTTGCATTGAGAGTTGAGTCAACCGCACTTGGTGCCAAGTGGCGTCTTGGCAGTCCTAGAGTTGACTTACGTCAGGATGGGAGGCGCTAGTGTCTAGTAATCAAACGCCACCACCCAGACTCCCGGAAGCCCCGCAGGAATACAGTGTAAGTTACATGTCGGATCTTGTTCGAGCACTGGAGATATTTATTGAGCAGGAACGTAACCCGGGTGACCTACGGGCATCGACCCTAACAATAACAGACTTGCCCACAAGCGCCACTGGACTTGAGACGGGGACGCTGTATAATGATTCCGGTACTGTAAAGGTAGCATAATGGCAATATTTGGTGATCTTGGAAAAGCATTAGGACTAGGCAGTGCAAAAGATGTCCTGCCTATTATCGGTACGGCTGCTGGTTTTTACTTTGGCGGACCTTTGGGTGCGTCTTTAGGTTCTGGGATTGGTAGCCTAGCTGGCGGCAAGTCAGTTAACGACGCACTTACCAATGCTGCACTGGCCTACGGTGTAACCTCCTTTGTCCCATCAAGTATGATGAGCTCTGGAGCACAGGCCAACACAGGTATGTTTGGCCCCAATGCCTTGCAGAGGAGTTTGTATTCAGGTGGTGCCGGAATTCCAACTACAATGGCTGGTCCTGAGAATTTTCTGTCAGAGGGAATGACTACTGGAAGCACCTCGGGTGGAGGTAGCAGTATGTTCGGTGGAGTAATGGACTTTGTTAAAGACAATAAGATGTTGACTGCTGGCCTTGGGACCTTGGCCCTCGGAGCTTTGTCAAGCCCAGAAGAGGAAGAAACACGCAATCCCGACTATGGTAGACCCGGTGAAGCGTGGGATGTAGAGTATCGGGGCGTTCGGTACGATCTTGATGACCCGGAAGAGCGTGAGGCATACAAAGCTAGAAAGGACGCAGATCGCAAAGAATACAGCGAAAGAGAGCCTGTTTTAGCAGCGCATGGCGGGGCTATGTACGGACACGATAAAATGAGTTATGATACCCCGATAACGGGTGAGGTCAGCGGACCGGGGACAGGGACATCTGATTCCGTGCCTGCTAGACTGTCAGATGGAGAGTTTGTTTTAACAGCAAAGTCTGTTCGTGGTGCAGGTGGTGGAGATAGAGATATCGGAGCCGCACGTTTATATGATATGATGGCGGAGTTGGAGGCCACAGCGTAATGGCAGTACAAGAACAAACAGTTACCCAACGGTTAGCTCCGTTTCAGGAAGACTTCCTAAAGGATATTTTTGCTCAAGCCACCGCTCTAAAAGGCGGGATGGGATATACAGACCAGAAAATGGCTGGTCTATCCCCAGAGCAGAGACGAGCTATTCAATTGGCTGGACAGGGTGTGGGTGCCTACAAGCCATTTATGCAGGGCGCTCAAGCAGCAATGACGCAAGCTGGAGCTTTTGCACAACCCGGTGCAGCCCAACAGTTTATGAACCCTTACGAGGATCAAGTTGTTCAACAGACACTAGCTGATATTAGAAAGGCTGGACAGGAACAACAAAATCAACTTAGTTCTCAAGCAGTGCAAGCTGGAGCTTTTGGCGGGTCACGTTTTGGGGTCGGTCAAGCAGCGCTTGGTGAAGCTAACATACAGGAACAATCTCGAGCAGCAGCCAATCTCAGGCAGCAAGGGTTTCAACAGGCACAGCAAGCGGCACAAAATGCAGCGCAGTTGCAGGCACAGCAGGCCGGGATGTATGGGACTTTAGGTGGTCAGGCTCAAGCAATGGGTGTGCAGGATGTGAATAGCCTTCTTGGTATTGGTGGACTTACACAGCAGTTCGGAGATGGCGCTGGTTTCAAGGGTCAGGCGGCGTTGGACCTAGAACGTGCTAACATAATGGGTCAGCAGAATGCTCCTTATCAGGAGATAGGTTTCTTATCTGATCTGTTCCGTGGTGTTCCTTCGTTGCAACAGACAACAAGTCAGACAGCTACTCCTAATCCTAGCCTGTTCTCACAGATTGCGGGTCTTGGGATCGCGGGTCTCGGTGCTGCTGGTGCTGCTGGCGGTTTTGGTAACTTGTTTAATCCGAATGTAAGGGCAACAGGATGAACCCATTAAATCGCAGAATGTTCCGTCAGCCCGGTGCGTCACGACGACCAACCGGGATCCTCGCATCTTCGCCGCAGCTTGCTAACACCGTAGCCAACCGTCAGCCAGTGCGTATGGCTAATGGTGGTACTAATACTTACACCGCCGCAGTTCAAAGAGCAGTGCAAGCTGGGGACAAAAGAGCGCTTCAGGAACTTGCTAAACCTGTTAACTATGGTGCCGCAGCTAGGACCCCAGATGGTCAGAACGCTCTTCGCTTGGCTAGACAAGCTCTTGCACAATCAACACGAATATCTACGGATACTGCTGTTGATGCACCCATTTCTGACGCAGAAAGAATGGCGGCTAATAGAAGTAATTTAGCTGCGCTTCGAGCGGCACAAGGTCTAGGTCAAGGCGCAACCGTTCCTGCGACAATAGACCTGCCTCTTTCCGAGGCAGAACAGAATGCAGCCACCCGCAGTAATCTAGCTGCCTTCCGCGCAAAACAGGGGTTAGACCAAGGCGCAACCGTTCCTGCGACAGTGAGCACGGAACCCAGCACTGCAATGGAACAAATTAAAAGAGCTTTTATGTACCCCGGTGAAGTTCTTGGGTTTAGAGTACCTGACGATGCACCCGGTAAGCCCAATCCAATAGGTCAAGGTATACGAAATTTTGTTTTTGGAACGGAAGAAAGTCAGAGTCCTGTTCAGTCAGCATTGAGAAGTGCAGACGATGCAATAGTTAGAGGCACAAGTGCTGCGGGTGATGCAATACAAAACCTAGAAAAAGGAATTATTTCTGGGTTTATTCCTAAACCAACAGGTACAGCTTTGGCTGACGCACAAGCGGCGGCTGGGGCTATAAGAGAAGGCTTCCCGGGTAGATCCGCAGGAACTGCTACTGTATCAGATATGGAAGGCGGGGTAGCTCAAGGACTTCCTTTGACTATTGCTGATACCCCCGCTGAAGTTCTAGCTAAAGCCACCAGCACCAGCACCAGCACCGATAGCGCAAAGGGGAGACAAGTTAGTACCGTAGATCCGAACAAAGAAACTTCAACTGGAGATAAAGCTGGTTCAACCGTTGCTAACACGGCTATCGATACAATAACTAGCAAACTTACCTCTTTGTTAACTGGCGATGTAGAAGATCCTTCTGTAATAAAAAAGAAAGTTCCATCTAGTCAAGCTACCAACCCAGAAGCAGCGGATGCTTTTGCCGTAACGTATGGTCAATATGCAGACCCCGAAGAAGTTAATTTGGAAAAAATTGATAACGCAATTAAAGATACTTTTGGGGACAAAAAAGATTTCACGGATGCTAAAAGAGACGCTTTCTATATGAATTTAATAAAGGCTGGGTTAGCTATTGCCGCAGGTGAAAGCGAAAACGCAATAACTAACATTGCGAAAGGTTTGTCGCTAGGCATTGATGCATACGGCAAAGATATGAAAGATCTTAATGAACAAGAACGTGAGGATGAAAAGGAACGTCGAGTGTTCCGAGCGCAAATGATTCGAGACGAGCGCACTGCTAACATCGCAATGGCAGCAGCAAAGAACCAGTGGACAGCAGCCGACAACAGATTTAAACAAGCTGATGCACAGTTTAAAAAGACAGACGAGTGGAATCGTCAAAAGTATAATAGCGACATGAGCTTTGCACGGCAATCATTAGCAATCAACATGCTCCCTAAAATTGCACAGTTGGAGATAGCAGGTAGAACTCTCGATGAAAAGGTGCGTAATAACCTTGCTACAGAAGCAATAAATGAAATGAAGACAGATTCTGTTGCGCTAAGAATAGCTAAAAAATTTGGATGGATAGACTCCGACAACAATATTACAGCACTTGGTAAACAACAGGCTGGTGATGAATTACAAAACAATATTCTAGAAGCTGAATTAGCTAAGTCGAAAGGGACGGTTAAAACAGGGCCTAAAGCTCCCGACAGGGACAGGTTTATAATGGATCAACTGGGGAAAACAGATCAGATGGATTTAGCCAGAGAACAACTGCAAAGATCTGGTATTAAAAACCCCACATCACAGGATTTTGAGGCATTTTTTGGCTCTCAATATGATAGAATATCATCTGGTCAAACTAGCGCAGCCCCTCAACAAGGCACACAAAGTCTAGCCGTAGGCTCAGTTGTTACTCAAGGAGGTAAAAAATTTAGAGTTACAGCGGTTGACGCTCAAGGAAACGTCACCGGAAGCGAAGAGATAAAATAAAATGGCTACTTTGGATCTTAGCAAACCTTTTTCCATTGAAGAAGAAGGTTCTTCTGGTTTAGATCTTAGCAAGCCTTTCGATGTTGTTGAAGAAGAACAAGATACAGAGGCTGCAACCTTTGATCCCGCACAATCTTTTTCTGTAGAGTCTGAAACTCAAGAGTCCACCACACAGGAAATTGCTGAAGGTATTGCATCTGGCTTGCTTGCCATTCCACAGGGTATTGGTGAGCTTGGCGCTGCTGGCATCGATTACATATATGACACGGATTACTCGACTGATGTAACCGATTTCTTTGATGGAATCCGTCAAGCTGGTGGCATAGACCCCGAGGGCACAGCAGGGAAGATCGCGGAAGTTGCAGCGCAATTTGTTGTGCCCGGTCTTGGGGCAGCAGGTGTTGCAAGCAAGCTTGGACGGATCGCGAACCTTGGAACTTTAACCAATCGTGCAGCACAGGTAGGTGCGGCGGCGGTGACTGACGCGGTTGTGGCTACTGATGGTGTAACGACTCTTGGTGATTTCTTTCAGGCAGGACCCACAACAACGGAAGATACAATTGGTTTACAAGGTAGAGAAAAAGCAGCAGCCAGAATAGGTAACAGACTTAGCTTTGCTCTCGAAGCTGGCGGAGCCACTGCCGCGTTACCTAAAGCACTTCAAGCTGTTGGACTTTTGGGTAAGGGAGTAACTAAAGTAGCTACTCCAGTTGTTGCTCCCGTGGTTAGAAAGGGTATTCTTCCTGCTGCCGAAGCTATTAGTAAGCCCATAAAAAAACTTGCCGAACAAGACAACTTAGTTGGAGACGGTTTAAATAGTCTTGCCTCTGTTTTTAGAGCACGAGGGAATCTACCCCAAGATGTTTTTGAGGTTAGGTCTACTATAACAGGACAGGTCGAAGCAGAACTTGGAGAAGCCGCGAGATATTTAAAAGAAGTACAAGACGGTGTAGATAAGGTCTTTAAAAAGTCAGAAACTATTATGGTCGAAGGCACTCCTCTGACTCGTTCTGAGGTTATGAATCGTTTGTATGGGTATATGACTAAGGATCCAGACTTTGTTCGTAATGCGAAAGACACAAACACTTCACTAGAAGACATGCTTCCAAAGTTTATGAGACAACCCGCTAAACAAATGAGAGCGCAAGTTGACGGTTTATCCAACTCAATTAAAAACTCTGACTACCTAGCCACTAGAGAAGCTGACGATGTGGTCAATGCAATTAATGACAACATAGGATCTTATCTTCGTCGCAAATATAAAATATTCGAGGATAAAACTTTCTTGAAAAGCGATGAGTTTGCGGAGGCTAGAAAAGAAGCTATCTCCTTTTTTAAAGCAAGTCCAAAGGCAGCGGAAAATTTATATAAAGACTTGTTCGATGGTCCATTACCCAATGATTTTCTTACTGGTGTAGGTAAATCTGCAAAGGTTAGTGACCGTGCCGCCGAGGATTTGGTCGAGGCTTTTGTTTCCAGATATTCTAATCGTGGGCGTAGACCTATAAAAGCAGGACAAGAAGCGCAGGCTAGAATTGCAGACAAGAAACTAAAGGAAGGATTATTTTCTTCTCGTCAAGTAAACAATCAAGCTCTTCGTAATCTTTTGGGAGAAGTTAAGGATCCACAAGAAGCTTACATATCCACTATTGCAGACATGGCAGAGTTTCGTGCGGTAGATGACTACTTTAAATATATCCGAACAAACCTTTTAGATCAGGGTGATAACTTCGTAAGTGCCGAAAGATTTGCACAGCTACCTTCCACGATGAAAGAAGGCTATGAGCAGCTAGGCAAAGGTTTTGGGTCTATCGAAGGTGTCTATGTCCCCAAGCGCATTTACAATGATATGACTCGTTTAACCATTGGTGACTCAGGAACAATGGGAAACACGATGAGAGCCGTATATTCCGGGTTCCTAAAAGGCAAGGGTGTTTCTCAATACACTAAAACTGTGCTGTCTCCAATTACTCAAGTAAGGAACGTAACCTCTGCTTCGTTGTTTGCATTAGCACAGGGCAATGTCGGAGGCGGTGCCAATCTCTTTGAGTCTTTTGGAACTGTCATGGGTAACATTACTAAACGGGGAACTGCGGATAGAGCAAAGTATTATCAAAACCTACAGCGTTTAGGAGTTGTAGGTACACAAACACAAGTTCGTGAGATGGATCGTTTGATTAAAGAGGGACTTGGGTTTACTCGTCAAGCTGATGCAGACATCATGGGAATACCCGTCGGTCAAAAAGTAGGAAATGTATTTACTAGATCTAAGATTGGAAGTTTTCTTAGCAGTGCGAATACCAAAGCTAAAGACATGTATCAAGGCGGTGATGATGTTTGGAAGATATATAACTTCGAGTTTGAAAAGAACAAGATTATTCAAGCCTACGGCAGTGAGGATTTAGCAACGCAGGCTCTCGGTCGTTCAGTAGATGATTATGCAGCAGACATTGTAAAGAACACAGTGCCCAACTATGAAAGAGTACCTGAGTTTGTGAAGGGTATTCGTAAGCTACCTGTTGGAAACTTTATCGCATTCCCCGCTGAGATACTTCGCACTAGCGCAAACACTCTAAGTCTTTCTCTTAGAGAACTTGCTAGTGACAATCGTGCCGTACAAGAAATAGGTATGCGTCGTTTAGTTGGATTTACATCCACTGCGGTGATTGCCCCAGCGGCATTACAAAAAATGGCAATGGATTTGACAGGTGTGTCACAAGAACAGATGGATGCAGCCCGTGAAAGTGGAGCACCTTGGCAAAAAAATAGTCGTTTGATTCCTACTACGGTAGATAAAGATGGCAATCTGAAAGGTTATATAGACTACAGTTACACAAACCCATACGATTATTTACAACGTCCGGCTCTTGCCATACTTAACGCCATCAATAAAGGTGAAGCTTTAGGCAAGGATGGTTCCGAAGTAGCAACAGAAGCCGTGCTCGGTGCAGTAGCAGAAATATTTGAGCCGTTTGCTGGTGAGTCCATCATAACCGAAAAGATTCTTGACACTACGACTCGCGGTGGCGTAACTCAAACTGGTTCTAAAGTTTACCGAGAAGAGGACACCCCCGGAGATAAAGCATTCAAGAGTTTTATGCATATTGCTGACTCTGTAGTACCGGGTGGCGCTCCGATACAATTAAAAGGAATGACTAAAGAAACACAAGAACCCGGTGTAGAAGTTGGGCGTTTTGCTAGATCATTATTTATGGCTGACAATGTAGACCCTTCTGGAAATGAAAGAAGAGCAGGACAAGAACTGTTCAGAGCGTTTACAGGCTTGTCTGAAATTGAAGTTAAACCTGAAAATATTTTGATGTATAAAGGATACGAGTATAGCAGGGGAATTAGAAGCGCGAGTCAGATATTTAATTCTGCCGTATCCACTAGGAGTACACTTAATCCAGAAAACGCAACAAATACTTTTAGAGAAGCTAACGAAGCTAGGTTCCGTGTGATGCGTGACATGTACCGAACAGTACAAAACATGAGACAGCTTGGCATGTCTGACGGGGAAATTAGAAGACAAATGAGGAAGAATAAGGTCGGGAATATATCTGAATTAATGAGAGGTGTTTTTGCCCCCATGAAAATAAGCCCGGAAATTCGCAGAAGAGCAAGAGAGAACGACAATAGATTACCTATTCCAGAATTAAATCAGATCCGAAACGAGTTTCGTGGTCGTAGCTTGGTGGAGCCAGTTCAAGAACCACAGGTTGAAGAAACTCCCACCTTGGACCTCGAACCTGTGTCACAAGCACAACCAGTACAACAACCACAACAAGTTGCTGCAACCTTGGCTCCTCCCGGGGTAGCGCAAGCGGGACCCACTACAGCCCCTTCGGTGGGTCCCGCATCCTCCACAGATACTAGTTTACTAGGTGGTAACCCAATTGATATACTTAAAAACTTACAAATTTTTCAGAGGCAGCAATGAACAAAGATCAATTAAGACAAGAGCTTGCAGACGATGAAGGCTGCAAGTACGAGATATATTTAGATCATCTAAATCTGCCAACTTTCGGAATCGGTCACCTCATTACCGAGTCCGACCCGGAGTTCGGTCAGCCCATTGGCACAGAAGTGTCTGAAGAGAGGGTGCGTAAAGCATTCAACTTGGATGTGGCTGTGACTATCGACGAATGCAAAGTATTGTACGATGACTTCGATGATCTGCCCGAAGAGGCACAATTAGTTATTTGCAATATGATGTTTAATATGGGTCGGCCTCGCCTATCCAAGTTTAAAGGCATGAAGGCTGGAGTTGATGCCCGGGACTGGAATAAGGCCGCAGACGAGATGGTCGATTCGAGGTGGCATGATCAGGTTCCGAACCGGGCCAAGCGTTTGGTTAAGCGGATTCGTGATCTAGCTTAGTAACAATGGCTACGAAGCTTAACGAAAACACAGAGGTCGCTCTACCTTTACGCAACATCATAAGTATGGTAGCTGCGGCAAGCATAGCGACATGGGCATATTTTGGTATCATAGAACGACTGAATCAGATAGAAACAAACATAACCATGATGGAAGCTGACTTGGGTCAGAACACCGAGTTTAGAATAAAATGGCCCCGAGGTGAGATGGGGTCACTGCCAGCCGATTCGGAACAGTTTATGCTGATAGAACATCTGTCGAATCAGTTGGATGATTTGTCTGCACAGATAGATGAGGGCAAAGCCCCATACGATCAGCAGCAGAAGCTAACACTAGAGTTTTACGAAAAGCGTTTAAATGCATTAGAAGAAAACTTGGAGAAGATGAGAAATGGAAATCATTAAAACCATAACTCTCATACTATATATGGGCGGTGATGTAGCTGAACACACCGCCTACGAAAAGATATCCAAATGTCTTAAAGCCAAGCGCACTATTGAAAGAAATTTGTACAAGAAAAGTCAGTCCGTCAGGTATTCATGCGAGAACAAAACCGTTGAGGTATCAAAAAATGCAGATGGCACTAGCTACATTGTAAAAATAATAGAGTAAAACTAACCAAAAACTAACCCCAGCATAAAACTAAGGAACCAGAGGCTAATCAGTAGCATTGCTAAGTCACTGTGTTTACTATATAAAAACATCGATTCTCGTGGAGCTCGTGATTAATGAACGTACCAGTATACCCTCAAGGCCCTGAGAATCGCTGTCCGAGGTGTCAAGCACCGCTAAAAGTGATCCAAGTGCATGGTCATGGGCAGTGTGCTTACTGTAAAGCAGTGATCGACGACTGTTGTCAGGGTGAGACATGTTCAGTTACGTCTTCAGACCAGAAATCTTGTCGCACCTAGCACCGCTAACTACAAATTGTTCCAGCTTCGAGTCGTTCATTACTTCGATGGTCATCTCTGCTGCTCGGTCGTTGCACTGACCAATTGTTTCATACGGACCTCGAGTATCCTCGAATACCTTACAGTCTGATGTATTAACAACCAGACACACTAATATCATTGCTTCAAACATTATTCTACTTCCCCCCAGTTATCCACCAAAGCCATGTCAACTTCAAATGGTACGTTAAGTTTCGGGATACAATTTTCCATAATATCAACTATCCTATCTGCCTGCTCTTTAGATTCGATGCTAAAACAAAGCTCATCATGTACGGTTAACATAGGAAGCAGGCCCTCCTTATAACAGTCCACCATCGCTTTCTTTGTCTGGTCGGCACTCGAACCTTGAATTAGTTTGTTCAGCGCCTTGTATGTAAAAGCACGACGTATCATGCCCTTGCCACCATACTCCTTGGCAGCTTCCTCGAGCTTCATAGCTTTGTTGTAGCCGAAAGACTTAGGCTCCCACATATCAAACCTGCACTTGCGACCAAGCCATGTTCTGATAGCACCGTTGGTAGCTGCTGTCCCGGCTGCTAGATCTGCAATACCTTTCACAAAGGGCACCCTCTCATGGTACTTTTCAAGCAAGGTCTTGGCTTCTTCTTCCTCGATGTCCATCACTCCAGCCAGCTTCTTGCGCCCCATACCGTACATGATACCGAGGTTTACAGTCTTGGCCTCCTTACGGGTTATCTCAGCAAGGTCTGCTACCATCTGGTGGAAGTCAGCGTTGCCCTCTTTATACATTTCAACTACAGTATCAATTTGAGGATGACGATTTACCCCGGTCAGTTGAGCGCAGTAATGCGCTAACCATCGAGGCTCTTGAGAAGCATAGTCAAAGCTGCCCCACTTCATGCCTTCTTCTGGCAGGAACAGGCCACGGATTAAAGACTTAATCTCTGGATCTCTCGCCGGGATCTGTTGTAAGTTCGGGTTGCTGGATGAAAACCTACCCGTCACAGTGCCACCCTCGTCAGAACGAAGAGGATTAAAATCACAATGAATGCGACCATTACACGAATGTTCAAGAATTGTCTCAACAAAGGTAGTATTTGCCTTGTTAAATTCACGCAACTTCACAATCTTCTGTGCAATTGGGTGAGGGTGGTTCACAAGAAACTGTTTTGTAAAGGAGGGAGCATCCGTATTTTTTGTCCTTTTGTACGAGATCCCAAGAGAGTCGAACGCTCGTGCTATAGATGCAGCTTCCCAAGGGGAGACAGAGACCCCTGTCTCTTCCTTTATTTGTTTAAGTAAAACATCCTCTCGTTTCTTTAAATCCCCCTTGACCAACTCAGCTTTGTCTATGTCAACCCGAACGCCTTTAGTCTTCATGTCTAACAGACACGGTAGGAGACTGGACTCTAATTCAAAGATGCCACTAACTTCATCCTTGACAATATCAGAACGCAACCTGTCCCACAGACGCAGAGTTACCGCAGCATCTTGCTCCGCATATCTTCCAACGAAGTTAGCATGCAACTGCCACATACCAGACTTGGCATCAACACCATGCATTTCAGCAGCGGAACGAAGCATCTTTTCGTTCTTCCACTCACCGAGATACTCACCAGCTAGTGAGTTTAGATTGTAATACCTTCTGTTCTCATTGAGCACAGGAGCAGCTATCATAGTATCTATAATTTTACCCTGCACCTCTATACCAGCCCACCGTAGCCAACCAAGATCATACATAGCGTTGTGCATAACCTTCTCAATGTTCGGTGTTTCAAGCTGCTTCTTTAACCAGTTAATGACAATCTTTTCTGGCATATTTCCACCAGCCTCGTGGCGGATAGGAAAGTAACCAACGAAGTCACCCGCCGCTACGGCAAAACCAATGACGTAGCCATCGTTCCTACACCATCCCGGTCCCAGCGTAGTCAGATTTGGATCTCTGGTTTCCAAGTCAATCGCTATGCGCTCACAGTTTGTAAGGTCAGGCAGTGACGACGGTGGTGCCCACTCTTCTTCTTCATCAAATAAATCAGTCTTCATTTACTCGCTCCAAAGCATCTGTGGGGTGTTGTGTCCACACAAATATAGGTGTTCCTTTACCTACATAAGCACCGGACACGTTAAACGAAAAGTATTCCACTGCGTCCTCGTGAGTCATGTCGTGTTCTTCTACAAGGATCTCAATACATTTCGCAGCATCATATGCCAAGACTTTATCGTCCCCGCATCTTTCAGCTATACCTATTATAGCATTATCAAAGCCATCAGCTATCATCGCAGTCATTTATAATCTCTCCTCCAAGTGCAGCATAACCTATGATATCTACCCACGAGTCATCCTTGGACATGTCCTCGGCTAATCTAGCCAGTTTCAGTCCAATCATGCAAGCGACCACCTGTTCTGGTGTTACACACCTACCGAGCACAACACTCCATATGGTTGCTATACGCTCGTGGTTGAACTTAGCTGGTCCATACTCCTTGGCCCTCGGACCGTTGATTAGCTCTTCGGCTTTATTAAGAAAGTCTTCTCGTGTTTTCATAGCGGAAATCCATAGTGTGATTGTGATTCAATAATATGTAGTGACTTACGAGCACGAGTCAGCCCGACGTAGAACGTCCGAACTTCGGAGTCCTGATCAAGGCTTTCAGCGCATGCTCTGGATGAGTCTAGTAATAGAGCGACGTTATCCGCCTCGCCACCTTTTGCTTTGTGAATCGTCGATATCTTGATCCTCGGGGTCCCAGTCAAAATAGACTCGCCCATACGACGTACTGATGTAATGTATATTCTCTCCGTCTCGCTCACCCGCAGCACTTCGTACCACGGTGTCTCCTTCGTTGCTGACAGGGAGCACTGGCTCTGAATATCGGTTAGCCTGTAAGTTTGTTCGGGGTCTAAGTTTGCGAGGACTTTCTTGCCAGCCTTTGTAATTATGGTTGGCGTTAATAAGGTGGACAGCTTCTTCAACTCTTGTGCAGACAGTTCCTGATCCTTGCATAGCTTTAACCATACCTCGATACCTGTTAATACATTTGGAGAAATGGACCAACCGGAACCTTCACGCCAGTACAGGAACCCTTGTTCTTTGAGGTCACTTGCGATTCTGTTGGCGATGTAATTGGTACGAGCAAGGATTAGCCACTCACCAGTTGTTATGTCCACATCCATGATATCACGATGCCAGACTATACTTCCAGTTTCTTTAGTGCTTGACCAAGTTTTTTCTTGCCTCGTTTGCAGGCGCTTAACTAAGTTATCTGCTTCTTTATGTATAGATATGGGAAGACGATATGATTTATCTAATACTATCTTATTATCGCATGCCCCCAAGAAATCTCTTACGTTCACACCCATCCAAGAATAGATGCACTGATCATCATCCCCAGCGTAGTATATGCGCTTGGCATTGGGCTTCATTACTTCATGCACCATACGCCACTGAAGCGGGACAAGATCCTGTGCTTCGTCCACAATCAAGACATCGAGTAGCGGACACTCGCCCTGCTCGATAAAGTTCTCGATCATGTCTACAAAGTCTACCTTGCCTGTCTCTTTTTTATAATCACGAAACACCTCATCCACCAGCTTGAGTTGCTGGTAGTGCAGCCTACGATCAGCCACCTCGTTGAACTGTTGCTCGATACTCACCCCTCGAACCCGTGCCATTTGAATTATAGAAAGGTACGCATCACCACTTTTGCCGGGTCTAAACAAAATACCTTCAGCCATCGTTGCAGATGAGTTGGATGTGAACTCAAGCCCCAGTAATTTACCTATCTTAGAATAGTCCTTACCGCTCAATACCTGCTTAACCTGTAGCCCCAACACCTGAAACGCAAAGCTATGTAGTGTGCGAAACCAGATCATCTGATCTACATCCATGTTCAGCTTTGATGCGGCCCTCTCTCGAGCTTCTTCTGCCGCCTTACGACTGAACGAAACAAATGCTATAGACTCTGGTCTAGTGCCACTGTCCAGTTCCTGTTGTACGATCTCAATCAACCGTGTTGTCTTGCCCGTGCCCGGGGGTCCGAAGATAGTTGTTTCCATTAGAACGGCACCTCATCACCTTGGACCTCGATACTCGGAACTTGGACCTCTCTATTGAACGCAGGAACCCACCACACACGAAGCTGCTTCGATTCACCTTTTGTTGTTTTAAATCTTTTATGACCATTGGCAGAACCACCAGCATTTAGTTCTTTCAAACGCTCTTGTATCTGTCCACGACTATATGTCTCGAACTTGTGGTTCCGAAGAAACTTTATCAGTGCCTCTATCTTGAAGTACGTCATGTTGTCTTCGTCATCAGTGTATGGTTTACCAAGAGTGATCTCTTCTGCTGACTGAGCCTGCACCCTGCCATCACAAAATCCTTCAAGTAGATCCATGAACTGACCCTTGTATGTTAGCTCTTCTGGAACCTCGATCTCGCTCATGTCTTCCATCATCATAGAAACTATCTGTTGCCACGCATCCATCTTCATCAGCGGTGGCATCTTGCGGATCTGTTCCATGCAGGCTTTTTGAAATCTTTGTGGTGTCTGCAAGTCATCAGTCGTTAGCTCGACACGTTGCCCAGCTACATCACAAAACCACACAGGCGGCTCTGACTTAACAACACACAAACCCGACACATCCATGTTCGATACATGACTGCCGATACCAAACTTCTTTGTTTTGCAAAGTGTCTTGTTGCAAAAACTTTTAAGTGGCTCCTGATCACACGGGAATCCATACTCCTTCTTCTCATGCTGGCTCTGAATCGTTACGATCTCTGAAGCTGGCAAGGAAGGAGTGCAATACTTACTGTTGATTTCTTCGAGTCTAGCCTTCCAGTTATCTGGCTGCTCTTTCTTACAGCCCACGGCTGCTGCAAACATAACTGTGTTGCGTGTGCCTTCGGGAATCCCCTGTCCGAACATACAGCCCAGACAGGGGGCCCAATCCTTGAACTCGTCCACATGCTTACCAAATGTCAAACCAACAAAAACATTTGGATCCACACTCCTCCGATCTACAAGTTCAAGAAATTCTTTTAATGACGCTGGCTCTCCGTCTTCCTTAATCGCGAAGCGGAGAGTTTGTTCCTCATCAAAGTACGGCAGGTTAATAAAGTTCCCCACATCGCCACGTTCGACAAGAATTTGTTCTTGCTTTGGGAAAATTTCACAGCCGCCGTAACCAAGTACGGCAGAAATTTCTGAAGCTTTATCACGGAACTCTCCTGCATTTATGTAGTCTTGGAAGAAAAAGAATATATGTGCACCACCAGACTTTGAACGGCACACCACACAAGGAACCTTCATTTTCTGAAGCTTCTTATCCAGTGCCACCAGATCCAGTGGGTACTGATCGATGTCTAGTGCACCGAACTTACAGTTATTGTCTTCGTTAATCGGAATAGAGCCAACACCATTGGTGCCTTTTAAATGCTCCTGAATTAGCTCTTCCGTTAGTGGTTTGCGAACGATGAATGACTTAGCTTTCTGTTTGCCAGCCCTTCTCTCATTCGATATTTGTGTCTGTCCATGTGCTCCGCTGAATCCTTCAAACGCAGCCATGAACCTTTTAAAATAGGTCATGGTTTGCCCCTAGTTGGTTTGGGGTGGCGTAAGGGAGAACACCACCCCAAGAGGTTTAAAACGGTACGTCTGCTCCTTCTGTTTCACTCCGTTTATCTTCGCCAGTCCCCGTCTT